TTAGTTCTTTGAACAAGCCAGCCGATCTGTTTTCGCTGCTTGTCTCGTTTGTAGACTAGTTTTTGGTATGTCTCGTAAGGTAGGTCAGTAGCAAGATGAATGCTGCTAAAACGATAATCCTGAAAGAATAATCGTTTAGCATATGCAATAACCTTACGGTTTTGCCACGCCCCGCCCGTTTGCCATTTCGGTGCTTGCGCCAGCTCTTGGTCTTCCAGAAGCACCTTTTCGCGAAGTGTTCGTAACCTCACCTGCTGAAATAGCCGCGGGTTGTCCTTCGCTTCCTCGTCCATCAGTAATCGTCCTTATAAGTAACGCCGTGTTCCGCGCATCCAAATGCCCCAACAACCCACTCAATCGCCCAAATATCTTGTCCTTCAACTGCTCCTCAAGGAACTCCAAAAGAAGCTCGTCTCTCAACGGCTGCCCAATTAACTCTTGGAACTGCTGCCGCTTCTCCTCTAAAAGAAATCTTAACTCCTGATCACTCTTAGGCGGTATAGTTGGATACATGCAATATTATGACTTCCCAAGTTCGGCCTTCACCACCTTATGCGCTACACCCACAGGTAACAAAGACACACCCAATACCTGCGCAATCTGGGCAATCAATGGCAGATACTCCGGCTTATACGCCGAAATAACATAATACAACAACATTACAGCCCCAGCCACCGTCTTGCCACCCTTAAATATACCACCAAACGATAACAGCTTATCTAATAGTCCTAGCATCGCTATAATCTCCCGTTAAAATCTCACCAATCCCAACAAGGTGCTCGTTCGTAACATGAAACCCCCTACGCTTAGGAGGTATAAAAACACCCCGCCTCGGAGGCGGAAAATTCTGCCACTCATGCCTCCATAAAAATACTGCTAGACAATGATCATACCTGGCAAGCATCTTTCTACTGCTCTCCTCAGATGTCGGATTCCCATCCTCATTAACAATACACATCCTTCCAGGATAATCCTGATACAAATCGTGGCTCTCCATAATGCCAATAGGCGTAACTCCACTAACCCTATTCCTAGAAATATAGTGCCGCCATCTGCGGGAAACAAAGTCCCGCAGCCTAGACGCAGCCCTAGGAGTAAAGTTATCCTCTAAAGATAATGATAAAACTACTACAGAATTGTGGTTAATATGACTGTCCACAAAAGCGCTGATAGCACCAACACGATCAGCCAACTGACGGAATAACGGACCATTGCGGTTCTCCAATTGCCGGTTAAACTCACCAACAGATAACGTAGGCGCCACCTCCCCACTCAAACAACGCCTATTACGCCTACAAGGCCCATTAAGCATATGTATCTGCAACATATGCGGCCTGCCCTTGAACCGCTCCAAAAACTCAACCATGCAGCTATAATCATCCCCAAACGTCCCCCACAAAACCGACATCGCAGGATACGGAACCCCCTGCAACAACTTTAACGCCCTCTCGCACGGAAACTTATCCGACATCGCAGCAAATACCGCGATACCCCGGAAACCTGCCACGCCTACGGCATGTCCGCCCCTAAAGGGAAAACCTTCAGCCTCAAGCCTCTGAGGAGCCGCTACCAGCATTATAAAGAAAAAAAACCAATGCATACTCCTAAGATGACAGATGTTGAACTTACTTTGCTAGATATAACCTTTATACCAATTCTGAGGTAATTAGTAGGTAATACGGTAAAAGGGGGTAAAATAATGAGCAGGAGGGGGGTCCGCCCCCAGACACCCCCGCCCCCCGTTGGCGGCCCATACCCCCCCCTCCCTAGCCTACCAGTCCCACAATTCCCTACTAAATGTGCCCATGGAATTATTATAGAAAGAAGGAGGGGTAATATTGTATACAACTTTTATGAGTAGATAATTGTAGTATGGTAAATTGCCCGATAAGGCTTCTTATCAGTCATTTCTGGCGTCTTTTCTACTGGGGAATATAAACAACCATCGTAGGTCAAGATACTTATTTACTAGAGATTCTATTCCCTCATAAGGTTAGTGCCTGAAAGGCTGAAAAAGGGGCAAATCATGACACTAGCGACACTTGATGACACTTGTGGTTTTCGCCATCTCCCCACTTAACCCCCCGCCACCATTAACGAATGACACCATGACACTTAATGTCACTTTCCTCCATATATTAGTACATTCAGTACTACTTTTCCTATTCTGTAGTACATTACTCGGGAATACAAATATTTTAATTATACTATATACTATAAATAGTGTTAATAAGTGTACATAGATGTCATTTAGTCAATGAAAGTGCTACGTTACACACGACACTTACCCATTTCCAAATAAATCTAAAAATAAGTCTTGACATAAATTGGAATCCCGCCGATAATGTAAATCGTCTGAAGTGCTAGTAGGGAATTAATTGAGGGTTTATTATGAACAGGACACACAAATATATACAGACTTTTGCAGCATGTTTTTTCCTTTTTGGGGCATTTGGGGTTTTGGGTTTTGCACAACCTCCGAGCACGCAACAAACTACGCTTCCTCCTTTGGAGGCAGAATCAAAGAGGGGGCTTGAGGATTTCATAGCTTCCGCAGCTAGGGCATATGGCCAAGATCCGGCACTAATCCACGCTGTTATTGAGCAGGAGTCGAATTACGACCCAGAGGCTGTAAGATTTGAGGGACATCTCTACGAGAAGTTGCGGGATAAGGTTCGTAACGACTCTAAGCGAATGCAGTTGGCGAGTTCACATGGACTGATGCAGGTGCTTGGGGTTGAAGCACAACGCCGGGGGGTTAGTTACGGAGCCCTGTATGACCCAGAAACTAACATTGAAGTTGGCACTAGCATGTTGACGGCCTGCGTTGAGAAAAGTTCCGCTAAGAGCAAGCTAGAGCGTTTAAAGCAGGGGCTGTCCTGCTACAACACTGGCAGACACGATTCCGATCGGGGACGGTTGTATGCCGAAAGCGTGCTACTGCGGTTTTTGGCAAGGAAAATGATGTAATAATAACAATAAGGAGCCCCTAAAGGGGCTTTCGAGGATAAGGAAAAGAAACATGAAAAATCTGGAACAAGTAATGGCAGTTATGTGGGAGATGGATGAGTTTTTTAGTATATATCCTGATTGTCCTCCACCAGCGATGGTATCGGCTGGAATTATTGCACATTTGCAGAGCATGACTAAGAGCCTAGAGGCTCTAGAGGTCATTAAAAACAACCTTGCCGACATAGCCGCCGACATCCAACGAATAAACACAACATTAGCAAGTAGATAAGGTAACCACCATGAATAAATATACATACCTCATAGCATTATTATGCACGATGATAGCAACGTCAGTAGAAGCGCAGTATAATAGTAGAACACCGCAGATATACGGCACGCTTCCACAGGAGAGAGCAACTATATACAACTCCTGGGGAAAGCCTACCTATACCATTGAGCGGAACGCTCCAGAGCCGTTCCGTCCAGGGCCTACGGTCGATATCTACCGACATGACGTGTATGGGAATAAGCCTATCTATCCGACTACTAGGGCAGTTCCAGAGCATAGCTTTCGGGTAGAGCCACCAGACCCATACGATTCCAGAGACCCTATTGACAAACTGATTAACCCTAGTGGGACGGATTGGTAAGGGGTCCCCTTTAGGGGCTTAAGGCTTACAGCTTCAAAGACCTGGAACGATTGGCATTAATGGGTTGTACGCCTTTCCGGGCAATCTTCCGGATGTGTGCAACAGTATCCGGGCAAAGGTTTAAGTGCTCGCAGCACCAAAGGAAACTAAAGGGGTGCATACTGTCGCTGTTAAACCAATGCCCGGCATCCTTGCGAATGTGTTTTAGGTCTCGCCCTCCTGACTGACATACACAGTCGGCGATAGCACGGAATAGAACGTTGAAGATTAGTTCCCGTTCCGGGGATAAGGTTTCTGAGATTAAGAGAATGTCATCGTCGAGAACAGCAATCGTTGCAGCTTGCATGTTGGGGATTACCTCGGGAGCATTATCGTTTTGATCTTTTGTCCCAGAACGTGATTTGGCCATTTATCGCGTCCCTAGTATCGACATGCACGAACGTGTCGTAGAGACCAATGCCGGAATAATGGAATTCCCGAGCCTTGTCGGCCAGCCATTCGGGGGAATAGTTAGCCCAAGAGGTAAGCGAGACGTCGAACGCCTTTCCACTACAGTGGTGGCTGTAAAGCTCAGCGGCTCCATACCTTGCTGCTAGCACTCGCTGGTCATTTAGGGACCGAACCCCCCGGCGATAATGCGTGCCGTGGTTGATAAGAAAACCTTCCCCTGTCATTTGATGAATCCGATCCCGGAAACGTTGCAATTTCATGGCAGCTTGTAGATCGAGCCCGTGCATAATGCCATTCGCTAATAAATCCGGGGAGATAAGCTCCGCGGGCTTAAAACTTGGTAGATACAACTTCCAGTCAAACAGTTCGAGTGGGTGATCATCTGCTACTAGATATTCAGTCGTCATGATGCTCTCCTATATTGCCAATATACTTAAATCGATAACCACGAGATTTTGCAGAACGTTTCCTCCTCCCGGCAGCGCTTAAACGGCGTTGAACTTCTGTGCGAGAGAGAGAAAATTGTTTTTTAATATCCTCGTAGACAGGATCTAGATCTTTGTTTTCGATGAAACGGGCTTCCTTGACTTCTCGAAGATTGATTATTTCGCGGTCACATAAGGCTGATACTTGTTTATCAAAGTATTCTAGAAAATCCTCCATTGGATCATCTGGGGCAGTTAAAGAAAGATAGTCCGCTAAATGCGCCTCGCTCTCTTGTGATGACTTGAACCCGTTATCTGCAAGATGCTTGAATTGAGCAATTATCTGTTTTCGCTCCTCGGCAAAGTTTGCCCTTGAGCGAGCGCCTGGATAATCGAAATTTATTTTCTCCAAGCTGATGACAATGAAACGGGTGTTACCTGTTGTGTCTCTGAGAAGATCCGACGGGTTTGCTGAAGCGATAAATGAACAGCGAACCTTTCTGTTTTGTGCTTTACGATCATACTTTAAACGTTCGTTTGTCGCTTCAACGGTGACGATATGTTTGAGCTGCGAAACTGCTACTTTACTTGTGCGGTCGAATTCACCAATCTTAAAGACTATTCCGGCGTGTAGTTTCTGTTCAAGTTCTCCATGCTCATCAACACGAATGTTACGGACATAAGACAATCCAGGCTCCTCGATGCCATCAACAAGCGCATCGATTAGCCAGTCTTTACCGATGTTTTGTGGGCCTTGGAAGATTAGCACCCGATTGCGTGTCCAGGGTTCGTAGATACGCCGGATCATTTTTGCGCCCCAGTCGCAGATCAGATCGTAGCTTGTGACAGGATCTAAGTTTGTTATTGTTAAGGCAGACACTATTTGTTCGATTCTATCGACCTTATCCCAGACAGGTATTTTGGTAATGAGTTCGGCGGGGAGTTCCTTGCTATATTTTGCAAACATCGAATCGAGTTTTGTAGGGGCGTAAAACTCATCGTCGTATGCTTCGGCTTTGAGAACATTTAAGAAGTTTTCACAAGGTATGTATTCTTTGTCGATGTCATCCCAATAATAAACATCTCTTGTTAGAAGATCTTTCTTCGGCGTGCCAAAATGCTTTTCGAAAAATGTGTGATAATGGACGTAACGAGCAAATCTTTTATTATTGGCTAGAAGATCGGGCTTTTCCTTGCGTAGAAGCTCCATACGTTCGATCACTGTAGCTTCTATCGCACGCTTGATGTTGAAATCTAACTGAAATCGCATTTCGATTTCTCGAAGACAACGCAATCGTACTGCTTTTGAGGCCGTGGCAAGCCAGTTTATGAGTCCAAGCCTTTCAAGCTCAATCGGGAGCTCTTCAATTTGTGTGTCATCGTCGATTTCAGAAAGATTTGTTCGGAATTCGGTAACAGTTTCGCGGTCGACCCTTGCTAGATCTAAGTCAGTAACCACCATATTGACACCCTTCCGGATTTAACTTAAACTGTGAAAATAACTAGCAACGGAGATTTAGTTATGACGCACACCAATCGATTGATGGATTTTCAGAATGAAGGAGTTTCTTTCCTTACGCAAGCGGGTAATCGTTTGCTGGCCGATGAACCTGGGCTTGGAAAGACTGTGCAGGCAATTGAATTTTTAAAAACAATTGAAGGGAGAGCACTAATAGTATGTCCCGCAACGATTAAACACAATTGGTTGTGTGAGCTTGTAAATTGGGGAGTTGATGAAAAAAACATTGCGGTCATTCCTTCAAAGCCAAATCCGGGGGCGAAATTTGTAATTATTAATTACGATCTTCTTGAGAAGCACTATGCGAAATTGGATAGTGCAAGATTCCGGGTACTTATCTTTGACGAAGCACATTACTTGAAGAATGCAAAATCGAAGCGCACGAATATTGCACGCAAACTAATGATGCCGGTTGGTGTGAAGACTGTTTTTCTTACAGGAACACCCGTTCTGAACAGGCCACAAGAGTTTCTAAGCTTGATGCAACTACTGGAACCAAAAAGATATTCTCCTCCCGAATGGTGGCGACGGTATTTACATTATTGTGATGCGAAGAAGGTAAAGATGGGGAGACTACCGGAGTTCTGGGATTTTTCAGGGGCGAAGGATCTCGATAAACTACGAGAGGAATGGAGAGACTATATATTACGGCGACAGAAGAAGGATGTGTTAGCCGAATTGCCCGATAAGATTTTACAGGTCATTGAGTTTGATGATGATGGGAACGATACAAAATCTGAGCGTCAAGAGTTTGACGCAACTGTCAAAAGACTAGGCTTTAAGAAGGCGGTGGAAGAAGTGCACTTCTCCACCCTAAGACAACGTGTTGCGTTACATAAATGTGACAACGCGGTAAAACACATTGCAGATATATTACAAGAAGAAGACAAGGTTGTGGTGTTTGCACACCATCGAGCAGTCATAGATGCGTTGTATACAAAGCTATCTAGGGACTATCAAGTAGCTAAAATCACTGGGGATACTCCTGTCATTAGTCGGATGGAGCAGGTGAATCTCTTCCAAGAGGGGAATGCCAGGGTGTTTCTCGGAAACATTCAAGCAGCGGGAGTAGGCATAACACTCACGGCGGCAAAGACTTGCGTGTTTGTTGAAAGTTCTTTTGTGCCTGCTGAAATTACACAGGCGTGTGACCGGCTACATAGAATAGGACAGAAAGACGTAGTGCGGTGTCAGTTCTTGGTGACTAAAAATTCAGTTGACGCACTAATCCTAAAGGTTATAGTAAAAAAGAATGAGATTATAAAAGAACTAGTTGACTAAATCGCAAAATAAAGCTAATAATGAGTCATGGCAAAAGACATTGATGACCCAACAAAAACAGCGCAGATAACGTTACGGGTGAAAGCAAAGATAATGGAGTTTCTGGAGGAAGACGCGGAGTATTTTGAGCAGACTGTTCCCAAGGTATGCTCGGATATTATCGAGACTCATTATCTCGGCGACACTTTAGAAGTATATCTGGCTAAGAACTTGAAGCGAAAAAGCAGATGACAGAAGAAAACTACGAACCGCAAACTTTGGCAGAAATTGAGCTAAATGAAACAAAAGATCGTGTGCGCGACCTCGAACGTGAGATCGAACATCTATTAGCTGACAATGCACGACTATGGAAAAACTATTTGAAACAGCAAGAGTTCTACGAAGAAGAAAAAGAAAAGTGGAAAACAATTGTCAGAGAACTAAATCTAGAAATAATGAAACATTACGATGGCACGTACAAAATCAACAGAATCAAATAAACAGGTAGACGAACTAAAACAGGATGTGCTTGCGAATATTCAAAAGGTGTTTGCAGGTGCGGAAACAGTAACACCAGAGACAACAAAACCGAAAATGAAAAACCCATTCCCCACATACGCAAACGAAGAAGAACTAGCATCTGGCCAATACGTAGCAAAGCTGACTGACATCGACACTAAAGAAGGTGTGTCAGCCACTGACGGCGAACCATATACGATGCTTATTTACAAATTTAAGGACGTGAAGACTGGAAAAGTGGCCCGCAAATGGGTATCGGCCTCGATTGGCAAGAAGAGTAAGAACTTTGCGTTCCTTCAAATGCTTGCACCAACTGGGGGAATTCCGGCCGATGTTTTACGGGATCGCGAGAAAGCGTGGGAGTGGGTGCAGAATTTAGTTGGTAACAAATACCGCATCTCCGTTGGTATCGAAGAGGGGAAGGAGAAGCCAACTATTATCTCTTGTATGTATGAATCTTCCAAAACGGAAGAACTTGCAGCTGACGAGGTCCCTTTCTGATGCACATTAAAGAAATTACATTCAGCTTAGAAGCCACTATACCGCATCCGAAACAGCAGTATGCGAATGTTAAACCACACATCGGAATGACGCTTGCAGTAAGTGAAGGTGATGATCTAGAAGCGGCAAAGACGAAGATATCATCTGAAGTTTTGCAGCTTTGGGATGCTAGACTAACTGACGTTTTACAAATGTTTAAGGACCCGAGTGGCGGAACACGATGAGCAAGTTAGGTTCTTTGACTATGTAAAATGGGGGCGCAACCGTGATCGGCGATTCCATCTTATTTTCGCGATACCTAACGCCGGCAAGCGTAGTTTTAGGCTTGCTGCTTATATGCGAGCTGAAGGACTCCTTGCAGGAGTACCAGACATTTGTTGTGCGTTTCCTAGCGGTAATTATCACGGCCTGTGGATCGAACTGAAACATGCACCGCCAGGGATGCAGATACAGACAAGACTAAGGAAGGTCTCGAATGAACAAAAAGAGTTTCTTAATAGGTTGCGAGAGCAGGGCTATGCAACAGCAGTATGTTTTGGGGCAGATGAGGCAATTGACACACTTAATAAATACTTAGAGGGCACATGGAAACCATAAAAGGCGTATCGGCATTTATAATAATGATCTTGGGAGTTTTAGCTTGGTGTTTTGTTCTTATGGTGTTTGCACAGTATGGGCATACGCAAACAATAGATCTCGGTGAACCGCTTTGTGATGAACGGGCCTTACTAGAGGAATGTGCAGGATCATACCCTGGGCCACGTTGTCCAAATCTCGGGATTCCTAAGAGCCAGTATCCGGAAGTAGTTACACACCTGCCAATGTATAATGGCTGCTTCCTCCGACCCTTGGATGTCTACACTACTGTAGATGCTTATCGATCGATGTGGAGAGAATGTATTGACACTTATGCAGCAGAGCGCATTAATTTAAAGGTAACAAATCAACGCCTACGCAGTAAGTGCGGGAGCAAATGTAAAGGAATTAAATAATGTCGCTCGGCTTAGAAATAGATACGGATATTCCCATTCCTACTGTGCGAGAGAGATTGCGCGACGATGATCATCGTGAGCTATACGATCTCGTCCACAGTATGGAAGTAGGGAACTCTATACTATTGCCATCGGTGCTACTCCCAAGATTTCGCACAGAAATAGAACAGTTTTTTGAGAGAGCATTTGGTGTTGATAGTTACGTGTTTGTCGTAGTGCGGCAGGGGATACGATTTTGGCGTACACGTTAATATTATTATTAACTGCGATTGAGGTTACGTTTACATGGAATCCTCCACTACCGACAGAGAACGTCCGCGGTTATACCTTGTGCGAGGGGGACGTTACGGGGAGCCATCCACGATGTACAGTGATCGGCTTGCCGCCTACTATGAGCTACTTGCACAGTGTAGTCGTCGGGGATGGAAAGTATTTCGTGCTTCGAGCCTTCAACGAATGGGGGACAAGCAGGGACAGTGAGGAGGTAGCGATAAACCCTCCCCTACCCCCAGCGGGCTTCAGTGCTCGCTAGGGGGAGTAACCGCAGGAGATATCTGGCATCCTAATGGGCAGCTATATAAGGAACATTGGGAAGCCTGTAGAGTTACAACCTGCATGTTGTGGGAGTTGTATCATCATGAACCGTGTCCGTTTCCTTCGGTGCCATGAATAAAATTAAGCTTCCTTGGAGAAGGTTTGGAGAGGAGAGACCAGATCACCGACATGTGTTGGTTTGGACGGAACTTAAGGCGCCTTTTACTACTTTTTTAAAAGATATGTTTCATTGTTCTGGAGAGCACGATGAACCCTATTGGTACAACGAGGAGCTCGATATTCGTTGCGCCCCTGATGACCACTGGATGTATTTAGATGAGCTAGAGGCCCCATACGGTAAAGATCCCGAATGAAAGACGATCCCTCAATGCGCCTTGGCTATAAGTGGCTGTCCGTCAGTGATAAGCGCTTTATGGGGGCAATGCATGTCCACGACTGGGCCTATAGGGCTGGCTCTGCGGCACAGAAATCAGAAATGACGCGTAAAGAGGTGGACGACAGATTTTTGGAAATGTGCTTACGAGCCGCTGGTGATGACTGGTGGGCTAGAAGACGAGCGTATTTTTATTATCGGTGTGTGAGGCTGTTTGGTGGGTTCTTATGGGAAAATAAGGAGACAGTGTAAAATGGAAACAAGCGAAATGAAATACGTAATAGTGCGAACCTACTCAGCGGGAGTATTTGCAGGGTACTTGGAAAGCAGAAACGGCCAAGAGGTTGTTATGCGAAATGCTCGTCGTATCTGGTACTGGGCCGGGGCTGCTAGTCTTAGCCAGTTAGCCATGGAAGGGACTAAACAGCCTGAAGAGTGCAAATTCCCGTGCGAGGTTGATCGTGTTGAACTATTGCAAGCTGTAGAGATCCTCGATGTAACCTCACAGGCGCGGGAATCGATTCGTGGAGTTGCTGTATGGTCGGCTTAAGTAGCGATGGCGATGGCTCTGGCTATGCCAGTGGCGATGGCTCTGGCAATAGCTATGGCTATGGCTATGGCTCTGGCTATGCCAGTGGCGATGGCTCTGGCAATAGCTATGGCTATGGCTATGGCTCTGGCTATGGCTCTGGCTATGGCGATGGCTATGGCTATGGCTCTGGCTCTGGCTCTGGCTATGGCAATGGCTATGGCAATAGCTATGGCGATGGCGATGGCTATGGCTCTGGCTCTGGCTATGGCTATGGCGATGGCGATGGCTATGGCTCTGGCGAAAGTTAGAAGATTGTCGCTATGGGAGGGAAAATGATCGACAAAGAATTTTTTGGCGACGGAAGCGACGGAGAGGTTACCCTTGGCTCTCTCACAGAGGGTTTCTACCCCACTATTATTTACCCCTACGATTCTCGACTAAAAATTTCTAAGTATGAGATTTATGTGGCTGATTGTTTAGTAAGATCTAGTGAAGATTTCGAAGAAAGATCGAATTATTTCGGGGAATAGGTAATGCCAACAAAAGGTAAAGTTAATCGGCAGCAGGGTCAGCGAATAGCATCAACTGTTATTGCTGAGAATCAGAAGTCTTTTGATACCACCCCAGAAGGGTTAGACCTCCGTGATCTGCCCAAAGGGATGCATTTGCTTTGTGGGAACTGTCAACATCACGCCTTCAACGTGATTCTCAAAGGCCATAAATGGCAAGTAGGTTGCACCAAATGTGGCTGGGATTCGGCAGTTGTTTTTCCCACTGGGGTGTTGTCAGAAGACTTTCTGCATGATGTGTCAATGTATAATAAAGACCTTGAATGCATGGACCCCAATTGCGATCACAAGGCATTCAATTTTATTCGCATCAAGGATTGCGTATCTATTGGTTGCAATAAGTGCAACACGTCAATGGAATTAGATCTTGCCCATTCCGGGCTACTTATATAAAAAGAGCACGTTTGCTCTGTAAAAACCTCGCCGTGGGGGGTTACTCGGCTTAGGGAACGGAACCTCCATGAGCGCGCCCACACTGCCGTAGTGTGAAGTTACATCCTTGCAACAAGCGCGGATGATGCGCGGAGTCCGTTCCGGTGGCGTTGTAAGATCCCCCACGGCGGGCGAAGAGGAGGAAGAGAACCGTGAAGCCCAACCAGAATGCAAACGTGCTAGTATCCTGAATTTACCACGTCGATCTGCGTGCGGCGAGATCGCATTTTGGTTAGCATGTTTTCAGTGTCAGGCCCATATTGGCTAGGAGTCTCCGAGACTACTTGAGCATCCTCTAAGCCGGAATCTGAGAGGATAGAAAGCACAGAAGAAGTGCCCATATTAAATGGCTGTTCTATCACGGTAGCTTCTCGTGGCTGCTCTGTTAGTGGGACAAACGACCCAGAATAAAGAGCCTGGTAAGATTTCGCCCTAGCTGATAGTGGTTTCGTGCTCGATGCGATAAACCCATTCATCGCCATCTGATCGTTAGGCGATAGTAGTTTGGCCTTACCCTCGGCATCTACGATGTAAGATGGAAACCCGTAAGGGGATGCCGTCATAAGATCTGGGCGTTCTTTGGCAAGTTCTCCAGTAGCAAGCTCTTGTAGCTGTGGGTTCTTAGTCTGTAACGCCTGCTCTAAAAGCCCTGCAAGGGGAGGACTAATAGCACCAGAAATAATTAAAGCTTGCACCGTTTGCGGACTAGAAAATAGATCGTTAGCGCTCCTAGAGATCTTACCAAGACGAGTAACAGCATTGGCATATCGCAGAGAACCGCTCTGAGATTGTAGGTAGGCAGCACCACTTCCCATTACTCCTGCGCCTAGTGGCCCACCAACCGCGAAACCCAAACCTCCGGCAAGCGCCGATTTACCACCAGCACCAAAAGGAGCTAGTCCTCTTTCTAATCCCTCTTTCATAGAAGGTTGGTTCCCAGCCATCTTAGCTAGGTCGTCCTGAACCTGAAGTAAGTCCCCGTAATGTTCATTAGCCTGGCGAAATAATTCGCTTCTCTGCGGAACGACTTTCTCTACAGTATTGTAAAGAGTTTCAGAAATTCGATTACGAATCCGCTGAACTAGCGCATCGTCATCTGCGATTCCTGGAGCGTCTATACCCTCGAACTTGATTTCGTTCTTTAGATTCTTCAGGTCTGTAAATGTCTGTCCGCGAGCCTTAATAGCTTCATCATATCTATTAACTAACTTAGACAGCCTATCATCGTACTTAATGTTTTTAGCTGCTTCTGCTTTAATGTCTGAAAGATCTACAAATATTGGTTCCTGACTGAGCGAATCTACTTGATTAGCAACATCGTCAAGCAACGACCCAGCAAGATCCTTGCCCTGCTGCAAGCGAAGCATTAAGTCATCTGGGCTAGTAGTCCCCTGGAAAAATCCCTTACCCCCAAGATTTTTTAAGGAGGTTTGAAGTTCAGACTCAACTATTCCGTTTCTTAAATTGGATGGGCTAAGAATTCCCGCAGTTTTCTCAGAAGGGGTAGCCCGTATTGTTTTCTGTCTAACCCGAGCTGCTTCTGTAGGAGCTGCATCGGCTACTGCTCCACTTAACTTACCTCCGAGGACGCCAAGGCCACCAAATGCGGCGTTACTTACTACATCAGAAGCTAGCTCTGAGGCGCTCCTTTTGCCGGCCATAACAGCCTGCGCCAGTGGAATCGAAACTATTCCTTTATCTGGAGATAGGACACCAAGGGCTCCAAGACCTGCTGTTTCTAGAGCACCTGCCGGATCGTTGTAAATTGCTCTGCCAGCAAGACGTCCGGCAGCAGTAAGAGGATCGCTGTAAGTGGTCACAGCTTCATTACCAATGGCTCGTCCAATAGAAGCTATACCTTCAAGACCGCCAATAAATTTATCCTTAGCGGCAACGCCAATATCCCAAGCTTCGTCCATGGCTCGTTGAGTAAACGAATCTGTATTAGCGCCTTGAGGAGCTCCACCAAACTCAGCTTCTAACTGCGCCAGCTCTGCTTGCTCTGCTGGAGTCAGCCCAGAGGATGCCCCACCAAATTCAGCTTCTAACTGTGCTAGTTCTGCTGCTTCTTCTGGAGTTAGAGCCATTATTGGGCAGCCTTTGCTCTTAACTCTAAGAGCCTTTGCATTTTCGGATCTAGGGAGCTGCTAGAACTAGAAGAAGACCCCTCTAAGAATTCGCCAGCAGCGCTGGCTGCTTTTCCATAGTTGGGCTGATTTCTGTAAACCCCAATCAGATTGGCTGCTCCTTTTTTCGTTTGAGCAGCAAGACTTTGTAGGCGAGGAATCAGTTCACCTAAAGCAAAGGCGCTATTCCCAGCCAAGTATTGTTTAAATGTCTCTAACTCTTTCTCGTTCAACTGCTTACCTTGCGCAGCAACACCAAATTGCAATGCAAGATAATTTAAGTCCTCTCGAAGTATTTTTTGTTCGGTAAGAGGAAGTCTTTCCATAACCGTTTGAGAAATAAATCTTTCGGTTGGGGAACCAGAAGCCTCGTATGCCCTTTGCAACCTAGCCACTACAGATTCAAGTTTAGAATCAATTCCTTTTGCCGCAGCGATTTGTTCGTTAACCCCCGCAGGAAGCGGTTTCTTTTGTCCTCCCTGGAGGTAGGCATAATTTGTTAATTTCCCTATATCTCCCCAGTCTTGGACTTGTCGCCTTACTTCTCCAGGGCTGAGTCCATAATCAAGAGCAAGATTTGTATAATCTTCTTCAGTGAGCGGACCGCCCTGCTTTCCTCTACCAGAACCACCGCCACTCCGATCTCGGAGCTGCTGCCCATAATTCATTAACGCAACTTTATCCGCAAAGTTGGCTTCTCTATTCGCAGCCTGATTAGCTGCCTGGGTTTCTGCTGTTATCCCAGAACGCAAAACATTCCCCTGTAGAGCATCAACGGCTTTTAATCCTGCCTGCTCTGTAGCTAGGTCTGCCGCCAACCGCTTACGGCGCTTTTCGTTTTCACTCTCTTGGGTTTTTGCCACCATCTGCTGGCCAGCTAGTCCAGCTTGCGCTCCAAACTGGCCACCACGATTTCCGGCAAATAGCCGCCCCAGAAGCGTTGGAAGTAGCGCTGTTAATGCCTGCCCAGCTAGTTGCGTGCTTGTTAAATGATCCGGCTCATAGAGCTGCTTCATTAGCTTAGAGGATCTCTCTAAGTATGGGGCTCGTAATGAGTCCAAACTGCCTAGCACGGAATCCGCAGTGGGATTGCCAGAACGAAGCCCGCTCATTGCAGAACTATATAAGTCTTCTGTATCCTCTAGTGGATCGTCCATTATCTTCCCCGAATCAAATTAATAGCTTCTTGGTAATATGGATTTGTCGACTGATACGGATTCCCCTGTGAACTACCGGGCTTTCGAGTAGTGCCATAACGCTTCTTGGCGATATCCAGATATTCCTGGTTTAAGGCAAAGTCTTCAGCCTGAGCCTGCTGTGCTAATCCGAGATTCAAGCCACCAAAGATAGTGCCGTAACGGCCTGCCAGTTCATCGGCTACTTTCTGATCGTTGTATTGCTTGGTGCGAACATCCTCTGCTCGGAGATTGCCATAGGCATTTTCATACTGACCAAGACTGCCTAATGAGCGTTCATAGCCTTGTTGTTCTACTCCCTGGACTAGCCCAGAATATTCACCGAGTCTGCGTTGTCTTTCATCTGCATTCTTAATGAATAGATCCCGCTCTAGGTTTCCACGAGCGTTAACACCTTGCCTGCCAACTCCTGCTAATTGCGCTACTCCTGCCGCTCCCCTTACTCCAGAACGAGCCTGAGCTTTTTGAAGAGCCCGCTGTTGAGCGGCTACATCAGCGTTGATCCCCTGAAGGGACTCTTCCCGCATAGCATTTAGCTCTTGAGAGTTATAACCTTCAAGCCCTGCCTTATAGCGGTTCATTATGTCTTGAAGATCTGCGCTCGGCTGCCCGGAAGCATATCTATCGGCAATTCCCTTGTAGCGCTGAACTATCTCGCGGCCTTCTGGACCTACAAACTCCATCCTCCCAAGGGAACCTTCTGGAAATAGCTTTTCAGCGAGAGCGCTTGCTCCTTCAATTCCAGGGCCTAGAAGCTTGTTAACAGCTTCATTCTTTTTCTGTTCCGTAATCTGCTCTGGAGTGGGCTGGGCAACATCTCCAGGGGCTGCCCCTGGGGCTCCTGGTGCTCCTGGCGCTGGAGCTGCTGGTGCCGCGAAGACTTTGGAATAGGTGGGGTTTGGCTTGCCACGCCATTGCGGTACGCCGCCTGATTTCGTCGGATCTGTATCAGAGTTGTATACCTTCCCGTCAACAGGGCTCTTATACCGCCCTGGCCCGACTCTCTGCCATTTGCCCGCATGTCCGGTTGCCATGAATTAGGCTCCTCGCATTAACCGTTGTCGTATGATCTGCATTATATAATCGTCTTCTGGTGCTGCCTGTGGAGCCTGCATACTTGGCATCCCATAAATCCTAGCCATAGGATCGGCCTGAGCAGGGGGTCTAGTAGCAGCCATTCGTCTAGACATCATATCAATCATGGTCTGCCTATCTGGCATTTGCCCCAATGGTGCTCCAGGAGTAGGAGCTGCCGCTTCGGCAATAATATCCGGAGAAGGTTCCCCTGGCATTACAGGTGCGGGGGCCATCTGAGCCGCATACGCCTTCTGTGCCTTGTCTTTAGCTACTTGTGCAATATTCACTCCCCTAGGAGCATCATGCACGCCTGGGGCAAGCCAAGCCGCCTCTCCACGAGGATTACGGGGGACCAATGGAGCTGCTGGAATAACCGGAGTTTCAGCATCCCCCTCATTTACCGGCGGAACAGGCCGGATATTTGGAGCTTTATATGCAGGTTTTTTGTTAGGTTTTATTTTCATGCTGCCTCATAGAATCCGTTGAACCACCATTCCGTACTAACTAGATTATAATTTGCACCGTCATATCGACGCAATTGAAGTTGTTTAGTCCCCGGCAAAATTAACCCGGTAGCCCCAACTCCAGTAACTCCATTAGAAACAACCGCGGAAAGACATGAATAAAACGTCTCTCCTGTGGGTGTTGGTAGAATTACAGTTACTATTGGAGCTGCTACCCCACCCAATGTTCGCAAAAAATGGCCGTAGACGAAAACAAAATTTCCTATCCTAACAAATCGTAAAAGATCTGACGCCGTACCCCCTACAGCTGTCATAGCAGCACTTCCAAGCACCTCAAGGGGGTAGTCTTTAAAAGTAAAATCCGCCCCCTCTAGTGGGAATTTCGCTCGAAGCTCCGATCCCCACCTCGCAAGAGATGTATTGGCATCCTCACTGACTGGAAGACGGTACCTAATCAAAGACGTCACCTTTGTAGTTTGCTTCCACTATATACTCCAATCCGGTCAACTGCGGACATTGTCCCAATGCTTCTGTAGTTAGATACAGCTGCACAGAGCGCATCTTCATGATCTTAAATTTACCCTTCTGCTCCAATGGACTCGATCCTAAGAAGGTAAACGTAAAAGTAGAATCAGGAGAGGTCTGAACAAAGTTTCTATATGTCCGCACTAAAAATTGAAAATCAACGGCTACTTCGTCTTGGGGAATCGGATAGAGGCAATATGCCTTCACCCAAGTAAACTGTTTGTAAATAGAGGGTTCACCTAAATGCTCAAAGACTGTGCGAATTCCATAAGGGATGGCAAGGTGATTATCTGCATACGCAAACGTGTTAAAATTTTCATCTAACTCCCTGACTATCCGACCTTGCATACTAGAGGCGTTAGCACCTATCAGGTAGTGCAAAAGGGTTCTAACAATAACGTTACTACCTTCATAGACCTGAACATCCCCAACTCCATACCCAGCAATATTTTGGAACGTTGTTAAATCGAAGGACCAATTAGCCCACATCTCTTTTTGATTTTTGTATTGATAGGTCAGATGCCCAAGACTACTAAAACCAATGCTTCCATTAGGCCCATTACTTCCGCTAGGAATATAAAGCTGATACGTCTCTTTGGTGTAATCGTTAACAGCGACTGCCGCATTCAAAATTAGGTTATCCCTAGATCCTTGAATTAACGGTCTAACATCCCAACCAAAGTCCGTGTTTAATGCTCCGTTTTTAACAGCAACGGGACCATTTGGCCCTACGCCCAGCAAGACTCCACGAACCTTTGCAATGCTTGCTTGTGAAGAGATACCGTAGTCTCCTTCGTTCACAGCACGAATACTAAAAGCCAAGTCTTCAAGCGAACCACTTATGTCGTAGTAAGCAAGCGGTTTGAAAACAGCTAATCTATCGTTGTTATCCGAAGCTATCGCGCTAATAGTGCCGCCAATTTGACTCGGAACGTCAAAATAATGACTCGCTACAGGAACCCCTTCAATATTATCGGACTTTGAAAAAGCTACTGTGTTTGGTTCGTTTTCAATGTCGGAAAAAACACTTAGCCCTTGATGGATGGCTATTAATCCACATTTGGGTGGAGGATCGTCGTCTATTAGCTCCGAAGGATCTGGGGCATCTAAAGGAATCTGCAATACCGAATCCAAAGCATTGTCGGTATATAAGTTATAGGTATCATCATAGATATCAGGATAGTTCTGAACTGTATCTAGTAGATAGTAAATGTCTCCATTGGCCTTAGTTCGATAAATTTCAATCTTAAAATTCTTACAGAAATAAGCATTGTTCGTAACGTTTACGTCATCCTCGGATGTTGACCATGAAATAGTAGTGTCAGACACTCCCGTAATAGTACGCTCTGTGTAACGACTACGCTTTGCATCGTAGAAGAATACGATATCTCCCACAAAAACGTTATGCTCGTTAAAAACAGTAACAGTTCTTACGTTGTTTTGAGCACCGTTAACTTTTGCGCCGCCAAGGTTGTAAAGTAGATTCGCATCTTTTACTAAAAGATCGTCGTCGTTGACGTTAACTACTCCGCCAGAAATAGTTATCGTAGTTGCGCCAGTTGACGTAATTTGCCGGAAAGTCGGCCTTGCCGTAACACGATTAATAAAATAGATATAATCTCCCGCTTTTAACCGAAACCCAGCATCTACGGTAATGGTAATTACTCCGACTTGAGCGCCATTAACCTTGGCAATTTTTTCCGCCTCTACGCAGAAAGGCGCTAGTGGGATAGCAATAGTACACTGCTGTGCTGCTAACTGTTGCCCAACTTCCCAAAGATAATATGGGTGCGACAAGGAAGACGTTCCAGGGCGTTCAATTCCATTTTTATCTTTATAAACGTAACGGAAAGCCCACTTATATAATCCAGTTAGGGCCCCTGCCGCGAGAAAAGCTGTTAGAAGATGAGATCCCTTAAACGCTGGCACTCCAGCACGATAGACATTTTGCGAGTCGTATTTCCAAACAGAATTAGTAAAGGGAGTGAGGGTTGTAGTATTCGCAGATCTGGCTGCCAGATACGCAGATCGAACGGCACTAACAAAACTAGGTTTTGTGTTCTGTACGAGCGTGCGATTCCCCCAATAATGTTCAAGAGGCCAATACTGAGAAAGAGTATTACCTATTTGATTGCGTGGATGAAGATTATGCGGAATCCATTCCCAATACCAATACGTAACATTTTTAGGGTTAACCGTAGTTTCTGTAATAGTAGGATTTGTATAAATACTAGCTGCCGGAGTAGCTCCAATTCCTAATACCTGATTATCTAAGACATCCACTGCGGGATAGGACGTATCAAAAGTAATAGTAGTTGCAGTAACACTAAGAACTACGCGAATATTTAACGTATCACGCAAATGATCCCAAAAGTACAATAAGCTTCTTGCGACTACGGTATGTCCAGCATCTACCGTAATAGTTGTTACGCCCGATTGATTACCATCAACGCGTGCCGTTGCTGGAGGAGCTGCGCAAGAAAAGTTTGCTGTATTGTCAATAGCCTGCTGCAGATCAAGCAACGTAATCAAACCAGTAGTAGGGAAATTCGTAGGAGTTTGCTCCTCCTCTAGTCCCGTTCCAAGATCTAGATACGGATTGGCTTCCCCCGTAATGGGATGAGTCAGCGTAACTGCAGCTCCACCCTGGCTTAGAACAAAACGAAAACTAGCTGTCGCAAAATTAAGCTTAAGCTCCCAATCGAAGCTAGTAGAACCAGCAGTTCTGGTGATCGCAAGATTATTAGAAGCCATCCGCCAGAAATTTTCGTTAATGGCTATAAGTTGCTGAACAGTTGCGCCAGTAGTTAGGCTGGTAAAGTTATGCGCGTGTAGCCCAATAAACTTCCCCTTCTGTCCTACGATCTGAAAGCCATTTCGACCACGTAGGGAACTTCCAAGAGAGTGTCGGTAGTTTTGTAAGTCTCGGAAAAACTTATTATCCTGAGTTAGGTCAGATAGTTGGTAAGAGATCCCTCGGAAGTCTTCAAAGGTCTTAAGAAATATCTTGTTGGGCATTGCTTAATACCATTCATCCCAATCAACTTGAGGGATCCTAGCAACTTCCGCAGTCTGTCCCCTAGAGGCCGTTAAAATCCCCTGCTCTAGCCTTTGAAGTATCGCAGATTCGCGAGGAGTGTCATCGGAAGAATCCGTATGTAGTAACTGCTCGACAGCATAATGCACTAAATACGTTTCACACTCATCGGGGAGCTTGCTGTGAGTAGTCGAATATTTCCCAAAGGTAACAAAATCTCCAGGAGCAAAGGTCTCGCCTGTCTGAAAAGTAAAGCCAGCTGCTGGAGTTAGCGTGTTTGTGCCCGTTACGTAGCTACCTACAGGAATATTATAAACCTTTACGTTCCCGTCTTTATCGTTGATGCAGATATAGTCAATGGTAGATAGGTTCGGCGTCGAAGATTCATCAGCATCCGAAGCTAATACCATGTCAGTAAATGTAGTGGATGTTAGTCCGTTAATTACAGACACCGTTCCTCGACGTTTGTCTAAGTCATCGAGGTTGTATTCATACATTACTCGGAGATTGCCCTGACTAACGTTCGGAATGGGAATTAAGTAAATCTTATTCCCACGAACATAATAGCCTTCGACGAAATTAGAAGAATTAGTAACGCGATTAATAAAATGCGCTTTGTCTAGCACCCTATAATTAGCTAACTGCCCATCATATGAATACTCGACCTGCTCGATTTCCTTGTTGTATAGAATACGCCCAGGAACACTAAAGCCATCTTGATTCGCAACAATGCTGATTATCTTTTCCGTGACAAACGGCTTGTTTATTGTGCTACCAGCATTTAACGCAGACTGTAGATAGTCCTGCGCATCATTCATATACTGAATGATCTGTTCGTCCTGGATTCCTTCCGTAGATGAGAAGTTTTGATTCTTCCCGATATTACGGACGGCTGTGATTAGATAATCAATGCGCCGCATTAGTATTTCATCTTCTTAGCAAGCATCTTAGCAATGGCTTTCTTCTTCATCTCTTTATCACCAAAACTATTCCCTTTAGCATCGGATTCCATTGGCTTGCCTTCTGGCATTTTAGGACTGCCATTCATATCATCATCCGGATCGGTGCCTTCAGGATAAAGCCCTGAACACATTTCAATTGCCTCACTAATAGTGGAAGCAATCCCCTGCAACTTGTCTTTCAACTGTTTCATATTCTAGCCCCTGCGCGTTGTGCCATTTTTTGTAATAAGTCGCCGTAACTTCCAGGTGCGGCACTCATTCCTGGAGCCATTGGCATTGTATCTCCAGGCATTGGAGTTGTCTGGATTGGAGATGGTAGATAATTATGCGTGAAATCTATTGGAGCATCGGGGACCGCCGCCGCCTGGGGCTGCTTTGGTTGCGAAACCCTTTTAGTCTTTTTTTGACCGCCGCCGCTTCCGCCTTTAGCATAAGCATTAATATCATAAAGGGAATCAAGTGCATTAAGAGCTGCGTCATAACGATCCTTAGACAGCTTGTCCTGCTCTACAAGATCAGCAAGCGATCCTTTAATTGTATTTACATCCCCAAACTTACTCGCAATTGCTTTTACGTTCTCTTTTATTTTTCCAGGATCGTCGGCGTTAGAGAGAGAGGCATTTGTGATGTATCCGGTAAAATCCTCCATGACCTTTCCCTCGCCACCACCAACAAGATAGCCAAGAGGAATAGCCCAACCACGAGCATCCAAAGCACCAGGACGCTTTTCATCAACATTGAATGGCTTCGTTTTCCCATCAACCCCAATATCAAATTTCTCACCACCAGCAAGAGTTAGATTATTATCTTCATCAATAACTCCAGCCTTCTTTAAAGCCCCGCGAACCTTATCCCTGACCTTTTGATCTTTGTCTTTGCCAGACTTCTTAAATGCAGAAAGCCCTAGTCCTGCCAGGGCCCCAATCCCAAGACCAATCGGACCGCCAGCTACGGCTAGTGGCGCTAACGCTCCACCTGCTAATGCTCCAAGTCCTCCAAGCCCAGCAGCTACTCCCGCCCCGGACGCTGCGCCAGATAGTGGATCTAATTCACCAAAATTACTTGCAATGTTATATGCACCAAGACCACCGCCAACAACACCAAGCACATTTCCTGTTGTTCCTAAAAGCTGTCCAAGGGAAGTCTCCGCGATAGGTGCTCCCGTAGCCGGACCTACTGCGGTAGCTAAACCACCACTACCAATTTCAGTGCCATAAGGCATTGTCGCAGAACCTAAGCCTAACGCTGATTCTGTGGCACTGATCGCTCCAGGATTAAATGAAGAAATAGCCGCAGGGGCAGCTTGTGTAGCAGCAGAACCAATCGCTGCTCCATACGGATCGGTAATAACCTGAATCCAGTTTCCAGCATTATCTTTAATCCACTTAACCCCCTGATAACCTAAGTAGGCATCACTAAAAGAGGGTCCCTGGGACTGTTGTTTTTTCTGTTGTGCCATTACTTTAATAACGGTGCTGTAGCAGCCCTACCAAGTTCCTGAAATGCCTGAGATTGTCTATCTCTCCCAGCTCGATTACTTGCAATAAAATTCTGATACGCATTTAGAAGCGCCGCGGTTCGGTCCGTTCCACCACCTCCGCCACCGCCTCCTCCGCCCCTTCCGATTCCATACTTATATTTTAGCTCTTCCAGCTGAAGCGCTAGAATTCGATCTTCTTTGGCCTGCTCTCGTTGCGCATCTAGCTGGTCTTCTTCAGCTTCCTGGCCAAAGATATTTCCGAGAAGACTTACCCCAGAAGAAACTAATGCCGGGCCAACGCTCCCCCAAAAGCCGCCACCACTAGAGCCGCTATCACTTCCACCAAATAAATCGTCTAAGAATCCCATATTTAACCCTTAACCGATTTGATAATTCGCTCGATAATGTCGATACCGAAATGATCCATAAACCAAAAAAGCAGTAACGCGGAAACAATTAACTTTACTGAATCGACCGGTAACATATTTTTACCGGCTATTACGTCAATTAGGCGATCCATTTTATCGGATAGCGCAACTTTAATGTCTTCTGCTATCCCTAGCGTTTCTTTAGTATGCATGGAGATCTCCTCTATAAGAGAATGGGCCTCGCAGCTCATACTACCGCCATTTAAGTCCTTTTTCATCCCTTCTGGAACCTCCATAATTTACTCCTGATTTTAACCTAAGCGCCGTCATCCTCGCTATCATCTTCTTCAATCGGCGGCTGCGCACAGACCTCACAAAGATAGCCTGTATGGGTTTGATACCAGATCTCCTGGGGGGTTAGTGGTCTAGTAGGCCTAAATGTCCCAATTTTCACCATATTGCACTTTTCACACACGATATCGTAGAGTTCTTCGCTCATAGCCTGACCTGAATTTTAAACACGCTTCCATCATTGGCATTACCGCCTGCCGAACCATTGGCTCCAGTGCCAACTCCATTTCCGGCTGCTCCGCCAACACCCCCTACGGCCTCCTCTGTTCCTGGACCCTGTAAGTCCGCCACATAGTAGATCTGAACTATGCCGCCCCCTCCACCACCGCCTCCACCACCGCCGCCACAATTGCCGGCGGGTGCGTTACCCCCTTTGCCTCCACTGCCGCCATTAGCACGAATGGTTCCAGCATTATAAAAACTCTTTGCAGCGATCCAGACTTCACCGCCTATTCCACCACCCCCTCCGCCGCCTCCGCCAGCGTTGATTAAGTCACCCCCGCCCGCCGAACCACCATTTCCTCGACCGCCCGTAGCATCTAGCACTACGCCAAATATGGGATGCCCGTCCCAGGCTTTTAGATATGCGACAGTTATTCCTTCTCCATCAGGAGCTCCTCCGCCCGCACCTCCAGTACCAGCACCTCCAGCTCCCGCTGCACCTCCCTTTCCGCCCCCACCACGCACGGTTGTGAAGATTACAGTAGACTGCCCGCCGGCGTTTAAATCTCCGGTAATACCATCAGGGGCTTTGACACTTCTCCCTACTTCATTTGCTGCGGCTGCTGCGCCGCCAGTGCCGCCAGTAACGCCAGTGGCCGCAGTTCCGCTTCCACCATTATTCTGCAAAAATCCTTTGTTAATAAAAGCAACACGACAAAAAACTTTGTAGCCGCCAGTGTTGTAATTTCCAGTCCCTTCGATATCTAAAGTGTCGTAAAAAATTGAGCGAGTGAGGGTGACCGTCCCGGAAATCACGGCGTCACCATCCGAACCGTCTCCGAAGAAACCAATCTCTGGATGCGAATATCCAAAAACATCAGACATTATTCAGCTACGCCTATTTTAGTGTTCCAACGCCAAATAGTCCCAGCACTTCCAGAGCCGCCAACAGAACCCGCCACCCCGGTACCTGTTCCATTACCGGGCGTGCCGCCAGTCCCACCGTTGACGGATATAGTTCCTGAGTTAGTGTATTCTTCGTAAATTAGGTGGATAGATCCGCCGCCTCCACCGCCCCCTGTACCACCTCCGCCGCAGTTTCCTCCGCTTGGCGTACCGCCGTTTCCGCCGTTTCCGCCGTTGCTCGAAATAGTCCCAGCGTTGTTGATAATTCTTGCTGCGATGAAAATCGGAGCGCCTCCACCCGCACCCCCTCCACCCCCACCTCCAGAAACAGCACCATCTCCCGCGCCGCTAGAACCACCACGCCCACCGGTTCCGCCCGCCATCAACGCTGCGCCAATCAAAAGATGCGGTGTTAGAAAACGCACAGGTCGAAGTACGCTGCTAGTTGCTGCCCCTGTCCCTCCGCCAGCGCCACTACCCCCAGCACCACCAGCACCTCCCGTGCCGCCATTTCCACCCATTCCAGACTGCGCTGTAGCCGCCGAAGCAGAGGTATTTCCAACCCCAGTGCCTCCGGTGCGCCCGGTACTCCCACCGCCACCAGCACCAAGATCCGCTGCCCCTACCGGGCTTGCCGCTGCACCACCGGTTGCACCAGAAGCATTACCACCATTTGAGCCGTTTCGACGAATCGTCGACCCTGATTCTACCGATAAAGCATCCTTACAAAAAATCTTATATCCATTGGGCGACAGAATCGCCGAACTTATAAGCGACAGGTTCGTATAAAACATTGAGCGTGTAAGAGTTGTTGTCCCGCCAGAGAGTCCGATAGTTCCATCGGAACCATCGCCATAGATCCAGCGAGTTGACCAGTAACCGCGCCGAACTGTGCCGATCCTACTCATGGGTTACCTGACAATAACTGCTCGAATACTTCCAGAAGTGGGCACCACACCATTATGTTTGGCTTGAATCGTAGAACTACCTACCTGTAGCCCTAATGAAGCATAGTCGCAGGAAAAATATTCTCCGGCATCAAGCTCTAAGGTATCCGTTGAGCCAGCATTAAAGGAAACTAAAACAGTCTGATCGCAGGAATTAAATATCGACAAATGCCTTGCTGCCGCACCCATCGATAGTAACGTAGCATAACTTCCCGTAAGAGAAGTCCCAGCAATTTTCCCCCTAGCTACGTTTGCAGCAGTTGTTAAGTTTGGGAATGTGTTTGAAATGGTAGAAACATTTAAATAGCCTTCAACGCTTGCCGAGAGTGGGACATATCTTTCGATAAAAAACAGATCCCCCACAGTAGGGGCTACTGGAAGATCCGCCACAGGAATTAGCGTATCCGCTGGATCTATTCTTAATAAAGCAACCGAAACTCCGAAGAGAGCTCCCGTTACAAATCGAATCATGTCCCCAGGATAGACATCCGTAAACAAAACAGCGGATATGATCCTAGTAGTTGTAGAGCCGGGCTCTGTCGATCCAGAATTAATCCAATAAGAACCAACCCAACTCCGAGTATCGAGAGCCCTATATTCATTTGTAATTGGGGTAACAGTAGCGGGATGTACCTTCATCCCATCGCGTAAAAGCTTGTCGTCAGATGTGAATCCGGTAATCATTTAAACCCATTTAATTACGGTCGCTCAAGCCATTGGTCTAATGGCTCGCCTCTTAAGATCTGTTGGTATAGTGGTACCATGACGCTGTAACCATTTGCCATAAACTCACGGCACCATCTGGGCCCCCAGGCATCATAATTCGCCCAAGTTTCACCGGTTGGTGGGGTCGTAAGCAAAATGATTACCTCCCCTGTTAAGCTAGTTCTTGGAGCCGCCCAATTTGGGTTTAAATGCGCAAAAAGTTGATTCGTAGTGATGTTGTTACAATCCCAATGATGGGGATTTCGGACGTTTGGCCATGGTTCGATATAAGTTTTGACTCCGAGTCCTTGTAACATTCGCATGAAATGATAATCAGGATCGGTTTCCGGCCCAGTCATCGCATCAAATCCGATCGACATGCCCGCATCGAGCGGGTAACGGTAAGACTCCCACAAGCGTTTTAGATAGTTATCTTTAGTGTATTGCCCTGCTTGATACCTGGCAAAATCATCCTCAAAAGTGCCGAGGTATGCGATCACCTCGAGGGATAAATTTCGGGTGATTGGACGCCAAGCCGATACAAAATCGCGAAATATCCAGCCTAGGTCCCCCTGCTCTTTCGCATCCTGAAACTGGTCGGCCTGCATCTCTTCGTTTGGCAAAGTTCCAGCGGGATTATGTAGGTGGAATCGTTGATATCCTAAAGGGATAGCTGGAGTAATGTATTTTTGAACGAAGCCCCGCCAACCAGTCTCCTTTATGCCGAACTGAATTCGACGATCCTCGACGTTTGAGCCTGAGCCTATTCCCCAATATGCTATTACCTTCTCGTTCATACCCGACCCCTCCATGGGCGAAGATTTCCACGTAGGGAAGATCCATCAGTGATTTCTATCGGCCCAATTGTTGGTAGGGCTTTGCGTCTCTTGCCATTATAGTCATAGCCAACCCCAAGAGCGGGATCCCCCTTAGCCCTTAGCGCAGTCACACGGCCACCACTAGAGAACAAAGTAGGAATAGTTGCTGTTAAGATTACTGGAGCAGGATCTTGATCGTAGCCACGCGTACCAGCAATGTTTACAACACCAAAATAAGCATTATAGCGCTGGTTTGCAGCTACGTTGTTTAGACCGACATACTTTGTGCCTGCACCCTGCATGTCAACGATAGTATTTATTAATTGGGAATTCGGGGAGTTGTTGCCACCTGTATAGTTATCTCGGTCGATTGAAAACGTTACTCCGCAATTCGTAACCTTAATGTGGCAATGATAGAAATAAATAATATTGTCGGTTGAAGTAGAATTGTAAAATCCAAACGGGTTTGAAGTTTGAGAGGCAAGATTTAAATCGCAAACACAATTAATAAAATAAACTGCATTTGGTCTGCTAGCTGTTATCGCCTGTGCAGTTTCATTTAAGCGCTTGTTTTTTAGATAGCAATTTATGTAGGCATATGACGCCCCACTTGGGGTAAAACTAACAATGTCTGTTGCTTCTATTACTTCATTACAAACAAATGCTCTTAGATCGGCCGCAGTTGCTGCGGGAGGTGTATCGTTCCACTGCGATATGACAGCACACCCATACGCAGAATTTGGCGCTGAGCAGTTATTACTAATTACTAAGCCAGTATCTAGTGCGCCTGCGGTATGTGCGTAGGCTATACGCCCTCGTCGCACTTCCCCGGCAGGAGTGTTGTACCAATCAGAGCTAGGTAACGTGCCCCATCTTGCAACACAGTCATTGAATATCGTTTCCTGTGCGCCGTCATTGGAATACGTATTGAAAATCGTCTCATACGACGCACCATTGTACATGCATAGCCCGGCTTGGCAGTTATGGTATGTCGAAATGCCCCCGCCGTTTCCAGGGCCAGACGTAATATGCACCATCGCATGAGAGCCGGAATAAAATGACCAGCAATCAGTGATTAGCGCTGTGTCGGTCCCACGTAGAGAGTCTGCGATTCCTACAACGTTAGATCCTACAGCCGTAGAATCCATTCCCCAACCGTCACACCACATATCGTGGACTCTGCAATTTGCAGCGCCGTTGTTGATTCTAATTCCCCATGAAGAGGAATTACGGGTCACAGCTTCAATATTTACTCCGTTAGGATCTGCGCCGGTATTTATGTGTAGTGTTGTTCCGCCGGCATCATAGAAAAAACTATTTGTGGTGGCTTCACAGCTAGCGGCATCGGCTGCCCGATAAAAAATAGTTTCTAAATCGCTAGAAAATCTAACCCACTCGATTATTCCGGCCTCTACCCGTGTATAACGAGTGCCTGCTCCCAACGTCCATCCTGAAGTATAAAGAAGCGTGAAGCGGTTGAAATGCGGCTTGACTAATTCATCGGCAACAATCTCTGGCACATATGAGCAAACGGTCACATTTGGCTTGGAGATCGTCAATCCCGTAGTTTCGCGCCAAATATCCCCTACTGCGAAATATAGAGCGAAATCCCCTGATAGCGAGTCATGAGTCGTCTGCGCTTTAGCGATTGTCTGCCATGGATCGTCGTAGCTTCCATCACCGCCAACATCATCGCCGAAGGTCTGTGAGAAGTAATAAGACTCGCTTCTTACTAGTGGGATTTCGCCGAGTCGATAATTAATTAAGCGTTCTTTCCAATCAAGCCACTCAAAGGATAGTGGCGAAGGCATCGCACCAAGGCCCGGGATTGCTGTATATGCAGTCCCCATGGCTTAGAACAATTTACCTTGAATAATTGAATTGGCTACGGTCCCTACTCCAGCTAATGCAGTTTCAATACCTACGATTAACTCTTCGCAGCCAAAACAATCCCATACATGACTTTCGATATCGGGTGTTGTGTAGAACAACGTACCATCAGCAGCATCCGTAGCAGCCGTTGTCAAAGTCGCTGTAAGAGTTCCTGCACGAGTTTTAAGCACCTGCCACGCATCAGTTTTTGTTCGACCAAATACTTTCACTACTGGGTCTGTAATACCGGTTAAGCCATCATCATAACCGAGACGCAAGGCAATAAAAGTTGCCCCGTTATCCATTGAAATAATATGCGTAGTTGCCCCTATAATTTGCGTTGTAGGGTTTGTAATGCTTACTGCATCTTGTACCGCAGGGCCGCCAGCATCAAGCACGTTACGCCATTGTCCAAAAACGGACGCAGGCCTTACTATTTCTCCCCGCGGAGAAACGTTATTGTTAATTAAGGTTATTCCTAGTGTCATAATTAATACTCACTTGGATCGTCTGCGCCTAATGCAAATACATAAAATTTTGCCGGATCTGACGCCGCTCCAGCATCTGTATATGCTCCAATCCTAATTGCTGAAGTCGTCCTAGACCGCACACAAGTTTGTGTGCTCCCTTGTCCGCTCGTAGTAATAACAAATGGAGTCTTACGAAACGGCCTTGCAAGGTTTATTGTATAATCACCAACACCGTTATCTACTATACTTGCAATATCATTAGCACCAACACCCGCAGCAGGAACACCTGCTGGCACGTTAATACTAAAACCAATTAATCTTGGTTTTCGTTGCGTATGAAAAACTATCTTTTTTTGTCGCCCGATTTCGTCTCTAGAACCAGATCCATAGGCAATCAATTCGAATGTGCAGTCTGTTGCGGCGGCGGCCTGGTTAAAACAAGCAATTGTCACCTGAGAAGCCGTAACAGCAACGATATTTGGAAACAAAGTAGCTGATGCTTCGTTAGGAGCTAAAAGAACTACTGGTGGCTTAGAAAAAGCTCGTTTAAAAATTACAGTATAAGTTCCCGTGCCTGTTCTTGTGCAAGAAACATCACTGCCACCAGCACTAACTGCTCCAGTTCCACCAACAATGCTTGCCGCAAGAATTCTAGGTGAGTTGATAGATCCATGAATAAGCTGTCCACGAACTAGATCTGTAGTTCGAGCCCGCCACCCGAGATAAAGCACATGCATTATGCCGTCATTACCACCACCAGCGTTAGATACATTACTAACCTGCGCTGCAACAGGATCGATAATATCAACTGCTGGTAATGCTCCGTTAGCTCCCACGGTGGTACAAGTAGCAACCCCAATGGGATTACGATTAAACGTCTGTCTAAAAACATGCGTTTGAACTCCTACTCCACCATCCGTAATGCTGGAAATGTCATCATCCCCAACAGTAATAGAGTGGGTGCCTTGCATATTTACCACAAGGCCCAAGAGCATTGGTTCAAGATGTTCGTTCCTGATTTCTCGTAACATGACGTGCGCCTCCCTGGACGCTTAAAGTAAAGACTGCCGCTTTAACCCAAGCGGCCAGGGCAATAAGGAAAAAGAAGCTTTTAGCCTGCGCGATACCAACGTGCCGAGGTTACGTCCCAAGCAAATCGATACATACGAAGCCCCGCCATTACTGTCGTTGCTCCGTCAGCAACGTTCGAAGTACCAGCTGCTGCGAAGGTAATCGTGTTAGCACCGGCCTGAGTGTTGATAATATCCAATGTCTGATTGTTCGTAGTCCCAGCTTGGAGAATTACACCTGTTACGGCACCAGCAGCAGTTACGTTAACAATTCCGCAGTTGTTATGGTTAATCGTTCCTGATCCAGCAATAGTCTGCTGTGCAGGAGCAATAAACGACAATGCGCCGCCACTTGGGAAGGTCGCTGAGGCAGGAAGAAACGCTGCCGTTCTTCCGATAGCGAATCCGCCTACAAGCGTAGTGCCGCTTCTAGCGTCCGACGATGGGGCAACTATCGATTGCCCTTGGTTTGCAATTAAATCATCCATCTTTCAAGATCTCCTTAAGCTAAAACTGCGTCTTCTTTTGCTTTCAGGTCATTTACGACCACAGCAATATCACCAACCATTACACGAAGATTGTCTAGATCCTCCGGTGTTACAGTGCCACCCGCACGAAGCGACTCAACAAGAACCGTAATCTGGTCCATTTTGACATTCGCTTCGACAACAGAGGCTCTGAGAGCATCTAAATCATCTCTGACTTCTTGTAGTGTTGCCATTTTTCTAATCCTTTAAAAATGCGGGGGATTGCTCCCCCGCTAGTTATTATGTGGTGGTCAACCCAGTCATAATTCCGTGGGCTGTCGGCATAATTGCGTTCTCATAGTAGACCGCATACCGAGCCTGGAATGTATCCGTGGTAGGTGACCGTAAGAAGATCGATCCGCTAAGATCGTCGTCTACCCATCCAGCATCAGGTCGAGCATGAACCTCAATGAAGTCTGAATTCAGACTATAAAGAGTGTCGTCCTCAACAAACCGCTCTGCGATAATTGGAATTGGGCCAGTGTCTGCCATGAACTCAAGAGCCTGGAACGAAAATTTACCTCGCGGCCCAGAGTATCGTGACTCCACAATCATATACCGTTTTTGGTCTTCAAGCTGGTTTAGCAACTTACGATACTGAACAAAGCTAGTTACGATCATGTCGCTAGTTTCACCAAAGGCATATTTAATATCCAAGATCTGCTGGTTTAGTAGATCTGGAGTAATACCAACAGACAGCGAAGTTAGCTGGCTAGATGCCTGCCAACGATAGCCAATGTTGATATTGTATGCCGACCCAGTTGTAGCTAGCAGCACGCCGCGAAGCCCCGTTGGATCGTTTGCTCGTGAATTCTGCATGTAGATGTTATGGGTACCTGCACCAATCGTAGAAAGGTTAAGGGTAGCGCCAAGAATCTGCTGCACGCGAACTACACGAGTTGAAGGAGTTACAGCGGTAATTTCAAACACAGCAGTGTTCGAGTTTACGTTGATGTAATCCTTTGGCTCAAAGTTAGCGAGTTTCCAAGTAGTTGCCTCAATCGTAACGTCATAAACGTCAGCTGAAACAAGTGCTTGGTTGCCAGAAAACGTTCCAAGCCGTCCGTTACCGTTTGCGGTAACAGAGTCATTGAAAAGGATTCTGGAGAAGTTTCGCTGCCAGCTCTGCACGCCACGCTTTACCTGCTCTTTAGTAGCGCGAACAAAAGCGCCTTCGTCGTTATCAGCTGCTTTAATCGCCTCTCGGTCGATTTCAATAACTGCATAAGTTTTCTTAGCAGTTATGAGCATCTTCTGATAAGCCGCTGGGTTACCTAGCGGAAGAACGCCAGAACCTACGCCGCCGCCAAACGAAGTTGGAACAGCAACGAGAGCCTGATCGCCCACGAATTCGTCATTGCGCTTAATCTTAGCCGAAACGACGTTGTCAGAGTTAAACATGTCACGCGAAAGGCGGACATACTTGGTTTTAAATAAGGCACTAGCGCCTGTAATGTTTAAATTAGCCATATCACCTCAAAATGAAGCCACAATAAAAACTAAATACGTAGTTGGCCTAGCGCCTTCTAATAAAGAAGTCGTCTAGGTCGTCGTCTTTAGCTTCCTGCTTTTTCGAGCTGACATGGTCAAATTGAGACTTAAGAGCAGGGCTCTTAGCGACTTTTTGACTCAAGGTCTGAACAGCCGAGGAAGGTTCAGAAATTGCTGTGCGGACAATATCCGCTACATCTTCTATGGTCCAGTCTTTTTCTTTTGCTGTCAACTGAGAAATGTACTCAACCAGAGATTCATTATTGAGGAGTCCTTCGTCTACTGAACGAATCCCCTCCATCACTTTCATGTGGTGGATGTTTGCAAAGATATACCCATTAATAGCGCTTGGAGTGATCTTATCTGGAGTGAACCCTTCATCTAACATTTCCTCGATGAAGATCTTCATCTCCTCTTGAGCCAGCCCGTAACTATTCCGAACCTGCTCAACGGCCTGGATAAACTCCTGCCGTCGCCCAGTTAGCTCTTGTGCCTGCTTCTGTTTATTAAGCTGCCCCTGGAGATACTCCGCCCTACGCTCCGCAAAATACGCCGCCCGCTGCGAAGGGTCCATCTGAGTATAGGCACTCAATACTTCACTAAGCTGCTCTAGCTGCTTTTGCTCATAATCAACCGGGTCCTGACCAGCCATTTCAGCAACAACTTTCATCGCTGCCGTAAAGTCACCCTGATTAGCTGTGTCAACTATCTGCTTAAAATAATTCTGGATTTTCCCAACTTCGTCAGCGTGCGCTCGTTCCCGATGGGTAATCTGATGCACCCGTGCATTAGCTGCCCGATTAAACTCTTCCTGCGCCACAAACGCCTTAACGGCATCTTTCACCTTAACGGGAACTTCTTTGCCGTTAATCTCTTGTGGGATAACTGCTTCTTCCGGGATCTCGATTTCAAGATCGTTATGCTGTGCCTTGTAGGCTTTCTTTGCCTGCTCTTCGGTTTCCTTTTGGGCCTTAAGTTCTTCGTTAGCTTCTTTCTCAGCCTCTTTAACCGTTTCAGCAGCTTTATTAAGTAGGTTCTCTTCCTTTCCTCGTGCCTTGGGTGGCGGAGTCTTTTCTTCTTTTGCTTCCGAAGCCTCCGCAGTTTTTGCGTCTTCATCGTAGGCGCTTAGAAGATCGTCAACCGTAGTTTTGACCGGAACCCCATTTGGCCTATTAGGCTCGGCATAAGCATTGGGTCCAGGAGTATCGAAAACTGTTTCTACGGGTCCGCTAGTAGCTTCTGCCATTAAATTGGGGCTCCTCTACCATTCATTGGTGCTGGCATCGGCGGCTCGTTAGAAGGTGGCATTGGAGCTGGGGAATTGCTGTCTGGAGTCTGTTGCGCGTTTATCGGAGGTTGCCCCCCAGCTCCTGATGCCATAAGTCCAAGAAAATGTGGCGCTGGCAGTGGCAAATACACTGGCCAATCCGGACACTCTACAGAGAGTCTTTGCATGAATACTGGATTCCCTGGATTAATTACTTCTCCTATCGGACCGTGCCTACCAAACGCCTTTTCGAACATTAACACTTCCGTTTCTAGAATGTGCTGCCGATGCTTATCTTTATATTCATCCGGTATATATCCAGGCTCTTTATACTCTCTCCCTTGAGCTGGTTGCAAGTGTATTTTCCAATGCGTTATCAAATCTTCATCCGTAGTCGGCGAAGGAATGTCTTTTCCGTTAAGAACATCTTCGTTTTCCGATTTAGCGCATTGCACTGCTCTCGTCGCAATGTCAATGAATTCATCTTTATTCGTCAAATCAAGCAGATTAAAAAACTGCTCTCTAGAAAACGGTGCCGACGGATCGAACCTTACTTGTTGCAACTCCGTAATCTCATCGATACGTGCTGCCGGACTCTGACTAAGCGCTGTCGTCTGCTCAATGCGAATATCGTAAGGCTTACTCAAGTTAGCGGAGTTAAACCTTACAATCATGTGCTTGTTCCCCTTCCCAACCACACGTGCCAGCCTTCCATCACTATCGCTATAAAAATCCCCTGCTACGGAAAGCGTCACCTTTGCATTCTGCACAATGCCAGCTTCGTTAAACTTCGTAACACTAATAAAGCTTCTTTTATCCTCTTGCTCTTCAAGCACTCTCAACGCCTTCGCCGCACGCACACCACTTGGCGCATTGCCGCGAGACATTGTAAACACACCACTAATCTTCTCCGCTGTGCGCTCTAGTTTCTCTAGATATGCAAACAGTTCCCCACTAACAGGGTTATTCGCCATTAACTGCGGAGGCACACCGCCAGTATACGTAACAATCGTAGACTCATTCAGAAGCTGCTGTATTTCGCAAGTCCCATCCGGCATAACAATCTTCGGATGTGCAAAAAGCACAAGGCTTTTATAGATCAAGCTTGCGCAAGCATTGATTTGGTGCTGGAGTGGGAAAAGTTGTTGAATAAACGACATTCCGCGGATTTCGTCCGGCACATCTATGTCTGTCATTCTCACGTATGGCAAGCCACCATGTGAATACGGCAGATCGGTGTTTTCCAGCAAAACATTCCCCACCCAGCGCAGATATCGCCCTTTGTCCAAGAATTCAGAATTCTTGTGCCACAACTCGAACATAATGCATTCGTTATTAAGTCGTCCGATATCGAGGCGATATTTGTTAAAGATCTCGAACCCTGCATCTGGTTTAATATCTTCAGCGCGTGCTGGATATTTTGCTTTAAGGTAATCGACTTGCACCGCTTTCCAGCGAATGGTCCATTCAATGTCTTCTCTATTCCTGCAAGGCATATCAAACGTATGCCACGGTGCGTCTAGAGAATATTCAACGTCCCCAATTCGTATTGCTTTTTCAATATAAAGCGGATCTCCTGTTTGCCCTAGAACCGGATTGCCTTCTGGATCTAGCAATGGAATGCGTTCAGAAGACTCCCTAGCTCGGATATAGTCAGGATGTAGATCTCCCTTACAGGGGTTCCAAGTGATATAGAGATAGGCCTCTCCGCAGATCTTTGCCTGTCTGGAAAATTCTTGTAGGAGATTTTCCATTCGCTCTTTGTACCAGATGTGATCAAGTACCATTTGTGAAATCTTGGCATCTTGTTCATCTTCGTATTCCGTATTTGCCGGATATATTTTTACAGCTGGTTTGTATCTCGTAAATCTAGATACCCACTGCTCCACAAAGTCATACAAGTGGTTAATCACCACCTTTGGACTTCTACGGGTAACAATCCCCTGTCTATCCAGAAATCTATTGGAATATTTATCCTGATTCAGCCACTGCACGCCTTTAAACAGCAGCAAGTTATCTTGCTGCACCTGGAAGTAGTTTTTGTAATACTCTTCGCAAACGTTCAGTGCGACTTTGCACCAATCAATAACTTCCTTCTCATCATTTAGATCTGTCACAGACCATAGTGGTCGCAGATTCCCAGAAACGGAATCTAAATCATCAAACGGGTCTGGGCCGATACGGCCGATATTTCGTCCGGAAAGTGTCACGCGTAGATTCCCTTAGAATGCCTTAACCTTGCGTTAGGCATTAGTCCCTCTGTATCTGCCTCTAGTGGATCGTCCCAATCCCATTCCTCGCCGCCTGGGTTTAGTATTTTGTCTAGTTCTGTTTTTGCTTTTACGTTTTTCTCTAGAACTTTTTCGATCGGCATGTATTGCACTCGGTGCGTAGACTTCTCTATCGCTCCAATCCGGGTCAATGCGTCAATTG